ATTTTAAAATCTCCTATAGATATATTGGCATACATATAAAACATACGCTAACAAAGTCCACAGGGCTGTATATTTCTAGGTGTACAAGCAAGAGACTTCTAGAGGTCTATTGTTTGTAGGCTAGATCAACAAGGTTGTCTGCTCACTTACTGTATTGCGTCACTAACTTACAATAATCAAAGAAGACATCTTCGTCAAATCTCTGCTTAATGTAATTCACTATAGTACAGACGAACTGTACATTGTCTTCCGTGTACCCCTTAGAACTGTCTAGCCTGTCCAAAGATACAGTGTGCGGATGGTTGTCCTCAAATGTGAGGGGCACCCCAGAATATGCACACATTGCTTGTTGCTTCTCCCATAATGACAGGAGAAACTCCAAAGATAAATTCCACTCAATGTTCTTCTTCTTAGCTCTAATTAAACCAAGTTGACTAACATATCGCAGTCTATGTTCAATAGACTTGTTGTACCACGGCCCGTTTTCTTTTCTATAATTTTCGTTACGGGTAGTGATCTTTTCACTATTCTTCTTGTAATAGTTTTGCGTCCAAAGTTTTTCACAAGCTTTGCATCTACGGGTATAACCTCCCTTGCTCTGCTTATGTTTTACAAACTCAACCAACAACTTAGTCTCGCCGCACACGCGACAAGTCTTTACAACATCATTCATTTCAATCCCTAACTAGATTTAGCAAAGGACTAGACAGTGAGTTAGCACTGTCAGGGGAGCTACCCTTTTCGCCCTGTTAAAAGTTATACCAGACTTTTTCAGCCCGTGTCAACTATTATCGTGCATTACCGCTCAAGTCGTATACAAACTTACCAGAACGCATAGCTTTCTGAATAGCTTCTTCGTTCTTTTCGTATTCACGACTAGACATCTTAGCTACTTGCGACTCGGTAAATACACCGTCACGATCTTCACTAGCAGGCGTAGCACGAGCACCACGGGTATTGATGCTAGAAGCAGCATCACGTGAAGAAGACGATGATTGTTTAGTCTTGATTCCCTTATCAGCCTTGTACAAGTCAATAGCACGTGACGCAGCACGAGCGTCAGAGTCGTTCTCATACAAAGCATCTTGCACCCACTTAGGTTGTTCATCCACCCAATTGTGAAAGTCATCGCTATCACGGATTTCATTGAAGTCTGGATGAGCCTTCATCAAATCAGCTTCAGCTTTTTCACGAGCAGTTTGTTGTTCCCGCTCGTCAAGCTGTTTAAATCGGTTATCGATTTCCTGTGTTTGCTCTTTAGCTTTCTTGATCGCAATGGTTTCAACAATCTTTGCAATGTCTGGATAAGCACGTGCCCACTCTGCAAGCTCTTCTTCGCTCTTAGGTAGCTTAATTTGTTTCTCGGTAGACTTCTGAAGTTGCCCCTTCAACTCATCAATTTGCTTTTGCAAGTTGTGTTGTTGCTGCTGAGAGTGACGACGAAGATCACCGTAGCGTTTCTTAAAACTCTTCTCTTCTGCTGACAAGTTACTGTCGTCTTCTGCGTTGTCTTCAGAAGGTGCAGGTTTTTCAGTGTTGACTTCTGCAAGTTGTTTCAACTCTTCTTCTTCTCGTTCGATGCGTTCACGGTTAGTGTTGCGTTTGCCGAACGGTGTAATCGCCACTGCCTGTGATTTCTGTTCCAAGACTACTTCAGTCATATTTACCTTTTAAGTTGGGGCTGCACTGTAGGAGACAACATGTCTCGGAGTCAGGTAGCCAATGATGGTGGGTATTGTTTAGTACCAGTCTGCCCACCACAGACTCTGGTATTCATATTGTACTCTGTTTACTTCTGACGGGTTACGAAACTTGTTTGCTTACCAGTCTTTTTATTGATACGCTTCTTTACTAAGCCACCTTTGGCAAAACCTACATCACCGGATTCGGCACCACCAAACATACCACCCTCATCGGCTCCTGTAAATCCACCACCATCACCGGGCTGACCAGCATCCATGCTTGGAGCTTCCAACCCAGCTTCAGCTTCAGCGGCAGCAGCGCCCTCAACAGCATCACTCATAGCAGCATCGGCAGCGGCAGCAGCACCAGCGGCAGCGGCTTCTGCTGCTGAAGCACCACTAACGGCAGCACTAGCAGCCGCCTGTGAAGCAGCACCTTGAGCAGCGGCAGACAATCCGTTAGCGGCAGCAGCGGAAGCGGCAGCAGCGGCTGCAGCGGCAGCAGCACCACCTGTACCAGACGGACCAGTTGTTGCTGTAGGAGCAGTGCTGCTGGCCTGACTAAAGCTATCTACGGCACCGGGACTGCCTTGTGCAGATACGTTAGCTGCAGCAGCCAAACTGTGAGACAAAGAGTTGATAGCGTCTGTCACAAATCCTGTGATAGCGCCTTTAGATGTAGCAACAGCGGGTACGCCCATCATCAAGGATGCAGCGGTAAGTCCTGCCGCCACAGTGCCGGGTGATACAGTTGATGCCATCGCCTGACCATCAACATCTGTAGCCATAAAACCACCACCTGTAGAACCTGTTGGTGACGAATCAAACCCATCGCCACCGCCACCACCATCTTGAGCTATTGTCTCTGTAGCAGTGACAACGTCTTTAGGTTTTTCTTCTTCTTTCTTAGTAGCTGATACTTCTTGTCCAGTACCTTCGTACTCAAAGCCTGCAGGAATAGGTGTTGATGGTTTACCATTAAAGAATGTGATGTACATAATTCGACCATCAGCGTTCTTATATGCTCTAACATCTAACGCAGGATTTGTAATGGCTGTTTTAGGAATATTATATTTAGCAAGATAGTCTGTGCCGGGTGTAGCCAAACCACCTTTGTTAAACTCGCGTGTACCGCCCATAGCCTCGGCATCGGTTTCACCAATGATGTCATCAACTTCCGCTGAGAAAGCATCATCGTCCATCTCTTCGCCACCATGTAACGCTTCAGGGTCTTCCACTTGATCAGCATTACCCATCTGACCAATATCTTCCATCTTCTTCAGACCAGCTTTAGCTTTGTCACGAAGCGCCATGAGCTTTTCTAAACCCCAATAACGAACAACATCAGCAGAAAAAACAAACTCACCTTCACTGAGTTGTGCAGGAATATCATCCCTAACTTCTTCTTGCATAGCACCGGGCGGTACATCATTACCAGAAACTGGATCGACTGTGCCACCTTCTTGCATAACACCACCATCAGCTAACATATTACTTTTGAGCATTGATTTCATCCTTCAAATACTTTAGCTGACGCAATGCAGCAATTGCTCCTTGAGCTTTAAACACTTCACTGAGTTCTGTAGCTTGTTCCAACTTACGTTGGTGTTGCTCAATATCATAGTCGAGCTTGCCTACAAAACCATCCCATATGAAAGGGCTGTTCAACATACCCTTCAGTTTAGAAAGAAAAGCCTTGTCCATTTATGCAGCACCCTGTGGAGGCTGAGCAGGCTGAGCAGCAGTGTTACCAGCGAAGCCTTGTTCACCCGGTTGAGCAGCAGCACCAACACCGATGTTGCCACCACCACCACCTGTCATGTCTGCCACAGCAGGAGCGCCCTGTTCTGGAGCAGCACCGGGGGCAGCAGCAGGTTGGTTTTGCTGAAGCAGCATAGCCTGACGAGCAGCCTCTTCCATGTTGTTAGTAACCTTGTCAGGATCAAGATCCATCGACTTAGCAATCTCACGAATGATGTAAGGCATCTTAGCGAAAGGCATCAACGCAGGGTTGGCAACAATCTGCATAAACTGCATCAGTCGTTGTGAGCGAACTTCGTTAGCCATCAAAGACTCAGTGCCTTTTGCAGATACTTCCAAGTCACCCTTGATGTCTGGATCGAAGTCAAACTGCATGTTGAAGCTAAACATCGACTTACCCAACGGTGCCAACAGATAGTCGTCAATGTTCTTGATGACAGTTTTGATGGAGCCAGATGCAGCAGACATCAACATAGAGATGCCAGAAGCTGTACGACCAACACCACTCACACCAGTTTGACCGTGAGCAAACGAAGGCATGCCTGTAGACTCATCGGCAAGCTGACGAGCCTTGTCAAACATCTGCAGGTTTTCTTGAGATACGTTAGGAAACTTTGTACCAAACAAGGCTTGACCGGGAGCACCGCCCTGACGACGAAACACTTTACCGGGATAGACAGTCATGTCTTGACCGGGCACAAGGTTGGTTTCATCAATCTCAAACACAAGGTTGCCTGACAACACACCGTTGTCAACAGCCATACGCATGAAACCATTCATCAACGTTTGTGTGTCGTCCATATTCTCAGCAACACCGACACCAAAGATGGAGTAGGGGTTGAGTTCGTAGGGAACAGCGTAATAGGGAATGTTAGCTGGCTTGAATGGGTTGAGCACAAGACGGATGATGCGACCATTACAGAACCACACGTTAGCCTGCAACTCACCAAAGTCTTCAAGCTCAGCAGGAATGTCAATGTCGTTCTGCTTCAACAAGTCAACGTCGATGTTGCCCCAATACTCCATCACTTCATAACGATCAATGCCGAAGTTGACAGCATAGTCACGCAGAGTGTCTTCCCAATACTTCTTAGTATAGCTGGGCGCTTCAGTGAGCAAGTCGTCAATGACATTCTTACGGAAGTGTGGACGATTCTTCAACGAACGCAGTTGACTACTGTTAAGCTTGTGTCGCTCCAAGCAGTATTGCGAGTCGTCCATGTTGACAGCGTCAGGGTCTGGATAGAAGTTCCAAATGCTGACGTGCGATGTATCTGGAATGTCCTTCATCACTGGTGAGTAGACACCTTCTTCGTCCCAGTTTGGATATTCCTTAGCCTTAGCGAATGGACCCTTCATCACACCTGTACCGAACAGAGCCATCTCAAAAGCGGTAGAGCGAAGCTGTTTACTTGCACCACCTTCTTCAAGCTGGTCATGAATCTTCTTCTCCATCTTCTTAGCTGCCACCATAGCAGGATAGAAGTTGACGGATGTTGGTGTAACACCGGGGCCAGCTTTGAGGTTTTCAATGTCCTTCAGATCGTTAGTCAACGGACCAAGACGATCCAACAAAGATGTCATTGTTGCGCCGGGAGGCAATGGCTTACCATCACCTTTGTAACCGAATGGTGCGAGAGGTGGTTGTTCTTGTCCCTGTGTAGGCTTTGAATCGAAATGGACAACGTCTTCTACACCCTCTGGTAAGCGAGTAGGATCTACACTGATAGGAAAACTGTTGTTAGAAAACAACACTTCGATGATTTGACCGTATGCTGCAAGCACCTTAGTCTTAGTCACCTTAACAAAGACACGAGACTTCTCTGTCGATAGAAACTGTACATCTGGACCGTACAAACCACGGTAGTTACGATAGGCTTTCAACCAACGAGTTTCATCTTCACGACGACTCTCTTCAGCACGAGCATATCGTGCATTAACAAAGGCGATAAGACCACCAGCGTTGTAGGGGTCAACACCACCGCTCTCTGCATCGTCTAAGACTAGAGCGCGGTCGTCAATAAAGTTTTCGTTTGCCATGTGTCATTCCATAATTGTTGTCATACTGCGTAGAGGTATAACATGTAAGTGTAAGTATTAGTAGCCCATCACGCTATCGGCTATTTGCATTCCACTATTGCTTGTATTTGGATTGTAGTCGAACAATCCGCTACGTGGTCGTGACATAACACCGTAGCGCAATGCGTCATAGGTGTGGTCATTACTAACTTTAGTGTTGATGTCTTCCAAGTTTGTCTTATCGATAGGCAATGTAGGAAGATCAGCAATGATTTGTGTACATGTATTGAAGAAAACAATGCGAGGCTGCTCAGTCATAGGGTCAACCTGCAGACGGCGGTGTATTTCGTTCTTACCTGCGATGCGACTACCAGCAGAACGGTCAGCAGGTCGCCAACGACAACCCTTCATGATCATTCGTTCAGCAATAGAGGGTCCAGTGTCACCACGTTTGTGCCAACATGAGCTATCTAGTACACCATAACGAATCTTTTCGTCATCTTCAGCGTTCATTACCATCACAGCAAGGTCTTCTGCCAGCACTTTGCTGACATAAAGCTCTCTATACACCACCAAACTCTCATCGGGCGCTACAGCAAACCACAATACAGCGCTATAGCTACCATATCCGTAGTCGGCTGATCTAAATCTAGGCCAACTACTGGGGATGTTGAAGGGTTCTACAACGTGAATGGCTCTGTTGAACTCAGAAAACGCTGCACCCTCTGCAATATCCCAGTTGCCTTCCAACAATTGCTTACGTTGGTGCTCTGGTAAGGACAACAACATCGTTTCATAGTCGCCTGAGTCAGCCAAATAGGGATTGTCAGCCAGCTTAGCCGATATAAACTTGCGTTTGAACAGCGGTTGGCCTTCTTTGCTGTGCCCTTTAGGGTACACCAGTGTCTCTCCTGTCTCAACATCGGTGGCATAGAAGCTTTTACCGGGCGGTGAAGGCACAATGAACATCTTCCTAACCCATTGATGACCGGGGCCACCGGGGTTGGTGGTAGCTCTCATGAACACAGGCAGGTCAGGTGCTGCTGTACGCAGACGAGAACGCATATAGTTGTAGGCAAACGGTGTAGGCCACTGTGTTAGCTCGTCCCAAGCGATGTAGGAGAACGACAAACCTTGATAACGCATCACATCTTCGTCACGGTCAAGGTAGGACATCCACAACTTACCCCCACTTGGATGCTGCCATTGCATCTTTCGCTCACTCCACTTGATGCCGGGGTAGATCTTTGGATACATCTCTTGAGATTTCCAAATCAGTTCCCTCAGTTCCTCTGTAGTGTGACGAAGAATTAGTCCACTAAATTGTGGATGGGCCATGTAGCGCAACGGATCAGCAAGAATGGCATAGCTCTTACCACCACCAGCGGCACCACCATACAACACTTCACGCTCTGAAGCAGCTAAGAAGTTGGTCTGAGGACCGGGGTTGGGCCTGAAGATGATGTTGTCACGTACAGGCTGAACAACTTCAATCGGATCGGGCTGTGAAGGACTCGCTAAGTTTGACGAATCGATCACTATCGAAGAAGCTTCCGTCTTTTGTTCCGGTTCTTTCTTCGTACTCTTGCGCTTTCTTAAGGGCTTTTTCGTACCCTTCGGCAAGCTTTCGATAAGTAGAGGATTTGCGTTTGTGGGACTGTTCATTCTTTATACGTTTCAATAGACCTACATGGCTTATCTCTCTACCTGTCACAGTGGTGAGCCAAGCTGCCACCTGCCTAGAGCTATACTGCTTCAAATACTTCTTAGCTTTTTCAAGAGCATCAAGCTCAAGCGCTACAGGTTGGAGCCATCCATCATCTTCACTGTCAACAACGTAACCAAAAGGTATTGTCCTAGACAGTCTAGGTATCTTAACATATTCAACCTTTGACTCAGGCTGTGGCAATATGAAGGTGCCTAAGCCAAAATCAAAAGACTCACTCATCCTCACGTTCCTTTGCAGGCAACACCATCACACCACCAGTGCTTTCAACTTGCACCTTCTCTGTCTTCACCAAACCAGCACGGTCAAGCAAGTCTTTAGCAGCACTCATCTTCTCTTTAAGACCGAGTTCTGTAGGATCGTCAATGGCGTTAATCATAGCCACTGCAGCCTTTGGTGCTGCCATAGCAATGTAAAGCTGTGTAGCTTCAATGATTTCTTCTTTGAGATAGTTGGTGAGGCTTCGACGGCTATAGCCTTCAGAGAAACCTGCCATACGCATAGCTTGATTGATGTTGCCACCAGCATCGGCAAACAACACTTCAAGGAATCGCTTATGTTGTTCTGTTAGTTCTTTAGCCATATTAGAATAGTCCTTGTTCGTAATGCTCTTCAACAGTGATGGTGGTGTCACAAGTAGCGCCAGCTTCTGGCGTGACAACAACTGTGTCGCCGGGATTGAGAACAAGATAGCTACCATCAAGCTTCAAATAGCCTGTAGCAGCCAACACATAACCACCAACAATGTAATAGCTTTGACCAGCACTGACATCGTTCCATTGAATGGTGACGAGCTTGTTGTTGCCACCATGATTGGAGACAAACAACAGAGTCATCTTAGCAATGTAGTTGGGAGGGCAGGTGTAGACAGTGTTGGCAACACCAGCCGTCAACACTGTACCAATGCTCCTAATCTTCGGTTCTTTGTTCATTTCTTTTTAGGCTTCACTTTAGCTTCAGACAACGCAATTGCTATAGCCTGCTTAGGACTCTTAACAACCTTACCACCTTTGCCGCTGTGCAGGGAGCCTTCTTTAAACTCACCCATCACTTTGGCAACCTTCTTGGTTTGCTTTGGAGACTGCTTCATTTCTTCTTAGCCTTCATGGGCTTACCAACACCAATCATAATGGCAATGACGGGCTTACCACCCTTGCCTTCTTTGGCAAGACACTTACCAGCAGCCTTGCACTTGGCAGGAGTGGGACAACCTTCGCAGGGCTTGAATGCTTTCTTTGTAGCCATGATGTTTTCCTTTAACGGTGCTTAGCCGTCTTCTTAGCAATGCTCTTTGGTTGAGCAACAAATTGTTTACCCTTAGCTTTGCCTTCACGCTTAGCTTTGGTGGTGGCTGCATATTCTGCAGGTGACAAAGCTTTGATGGCTGCTTCAGGCAAATAACGCTCACCTGTATCTGATGAGCGCTTACCTGACTTAGTCGTCCATTTTTGCTCTGTCCACTCTTTGAGGGATTTCTGTGGAGCTTTAAGTGCCATCGCCATAACTCCCATAGTCTTCAAGATATTCTACCGCATTTCGTAGTGTTGAAATACTATCACCGAACATACCAAGCGCTCTATTACATTGCTTACACAACACACCACGAAACTCTCCAGTAACGTGGTTGTGATCGATAGCGCTGTTGTCTAAATCGATGTGCTTCTTACAAACAGCACAACACTCTTCTTGTTGTTCGTATCTGTCCACCAGTTGTTCTGGTGTAATGTTTCTACGAGCACAGCGCTTTGCCATTGTCCAGCTATCTTTCTCACGATAACCCTGAACCCGTTCTGGATTGTCCTCAACCCAGCTTCGATGTTCTTTATATAAACAAGTGTTGCACCTACTTTTCAACAGATGCGACATTGATCCTCCCCTGCTTCTGAACTCAGTTACAGGCTTGTCCTGCTTACACATAGAACAGACTTTAGTCACGGTAACCGCCCCCAGCAGCTTTATACTTTTTAGCTACTAATTGACTTTTTCTCGCGCTCCATTGCCCTGCCGCAGTGCCCTGTGTTGCTGCAGCTTTCACTTGCGACACAATCTTCTTACGAAGCT